AATATCCTATTCGTTTAAGAAAACAATATGGCGAATTGTGGAGGTGTATGTAATCTAATCATATGATATTAATAAGTATTCTATTTTAGAGTATTTTTTTATAATTCTATATGATACTTTTTGGTCTTTTATATGAATATTTAATATATATTTATATGAAAAAACTATATAAAGAGGTAGTGTTAAGTATAATTATAAGGTAATGAGTAATCCTAAAAGCAAAACACTTACGATGAGCGAATACTACCAACTGGTTAGTAAAAGCAAAAGCGGTTGGCGATGCTTCTTCATTATGAGGGAGCGATATGATGATATACGAAACTATTGTAATCATCTACAAAGTAGTTGTGTTAATTTACGAGAACAACTGCGTAATGGTGATGATAATGTGGATATTGACTTCTTAAAGTCCCAGTTTATAGAAATGTATGATAAACTGAAAGAATATACTGAATGTCCTGTATGTTATGAGGATATGACTGGTGAAAATATGGAAGTCCCAAAATGCGGACATATTATATGTAAATCTTGTTGTGAGAAGATAAAAGCAACTCCAACTCCCAATTGTCCTACTTGTAGGAAAAAGTATTAAACGAAAAAACCATATAAAGAGTATCGTATATGAATATTTGAAAACGCATATTTTATAAACTATTTTTTTATATTTTATAAAATACTTTTTGACCTAATATGAATGTATATCTAATATTTCTAACAATCCTTTACGAAATCGTTTTGTAGCATCTTCCTCCATATCTATCAATAATGGACTGAACTTTTCGGCAGTAGCATACTTATATAACTCTAATAGTTCTTCTTTTGTAATACCTAAACCAAACTCGCTCAATATCATATTTACTTCTCTGTTTCCAGACAATTTTAGCAATACCATATAACTACAATTATTTCTAATAATCTTTGGTATTTTGAAGAACGATTGAGAGATGAATATAACAGATACATTCAATTTTCTCGCTCTTATATAATAATTCTCAACCATACTTAAATCTTTTGATAATACTAAATCGTCCCACACTACCAGATGGTTTAATTCTTTATCAAACTTATCAAGAGGAGGAGTATTACTCAATCCTTCTTTAATCTGGATCTGGTCGCTCTTACTGGTGATCCAACGATACAAGGGTTCATCTTTATTACGAGTTATGATGGTAATAGATTGAAATGTTCCCTTATTAGCACTAAATATTGAAATAAGATTAACTAAAAAATTGGTCTTACCAGAACCAGAAGGAGCAACAATACACATACGAAAAGGTAATTTTAACTGATGTAAATGGAAGTTAGGATTTTCAACCTTATCCAAGAGTTCCTTTGGTATTTTTTCATATAAGTTTTTTATTGTTCCATCTGGTTCGTCTTCCTTCTTTTCCTTTTTCTTTTTAGGAGGCATCTATATATAATTAAGAAGATAATATATTTTTGGAAATTAATTTTATCTATACTTAATATATAGTAAAATGAGTGCTTATCCGCCACCCAAAGAAAATCTACCCATTTACAATCCTACCGATTTTGAATATGAAAACATACCTCTTACACTCAACGATGCGAGGGACTATTATTTAGAGTTTCCAACAGCACAAGGAGCAGAAACGCTACAACAAACAACAATTAACGGACAACTTACTTGTAATGATATTGCTACTATAAATGATAGTTTAGAAGTATCACAACCAACTAATACTCTAAATGCCCTAAATATACAAAATGACGAACCAGGATACACTATCAGGGCAACACAGAAAACAGGTTCAGGAGGAATATTAACTATAAGTGCTTCTTCATCAGCAGGTAAAGATAATGGAGTAGTAAATAATGGAGATAGTGCTATATCAGGCACAACATTAGCATTAGTTCCCAGAGATCCAGCAGGATTGGGACAAGGTATAAGATTGGTAAATGATAAAAATGAATTATATGGAACAACAGAATTAAAAGATGGTGGTTCTGGTTCTGGTGCTTCTAATCCAGGACGATTAGTATTCCCAGATGGATCAATACAAACAACCGCATCTTCATCAACACCAGCGATGGAATACCCTACCCACTGGGTTCAGTCAAACGGAAATCAGTTGCTAATTAGCACATTACAAGGAACAACTGGAACTTCAACTATACAACTTCCATATGCCGTATCAACACCACCTACTAATCCAACTTTGGGTTCGTTTGCTACAACATTAACATTAGAAATTAAATACACTATTACCTTTGCTTCTAATGCTTTTAATTGGTTATTTACTACATTTCCAAGTGATTTAGTTTATAATGGTTATTGGTTAGGTAATGTATTTCTTCAACCATATACAAATGTAAATCAAGTAGGAACACCAGCAAGACAAGCAGTATTAACACCCATTCTGGATACAGGTAATATGTTTCAATCACAAACTCTAACTAATAGTAGTGGAGATTTAACAAAAACTATTACACCTATTACAATTGATTACCAGAACCAAACGGACCATAATAAATTGGAAATCGTTTTTGGCGACTGCCAACCTGCCCTCACAGGAAGTAATATAGTAGGTTTAACATCATTTACCAGAAGTGTTAGGATAGTTGATAATATGGCGATTAATGATACGACAGGAGATATGGCGGTTAAAACTATGGTAATGCCTAATGGTAATGAAACAAATGTTCCAGTAGGAGCATACTTTACCCCTATATAAATATAATATTAATTGGAAAAAATAATATCTTAATATTATATATAAAATGAGTGCTTATCCACCCCCTAATGAAGATTTACCTATTTTCAATCCAGTAGATTTTAATAGACCCAATATTGCTCTAACTATTAATGATGCGAAGGATTATTTTTTAGAATATCCAACAGCACAAGGTCAGGAAACATTAAGTAGTATTATTGTAAATGGATCATCAGTATTTAATGATGAAGCAGAACATAATGATTTAGTAGTAATAAATCAACCAACATCTACATTAAATACATTAGAATTAATTAACGACAACCCAGGTTATTCTATTACCTCAACAGCAAGGACATCACCAGGAACATCTGGATTATTTACTCTAACTGGTAGTTCATCTGTAAATAAAGAAAACCCTATTGTAGAAGCAACTGATAGTGTTATATCTTCATCTATAAATGGAGCAGTTGATACTGGATCATTAACTCTAACCCAAAAATCTACCACTATTGGTTCTGGTATTAGATTGACTAATAATAAAGTATTTTGTTATGGTAATTTAGAAATTGAAAATGGAGATGGTGGAAATACTGGTGGAATAACATTTCCAGATGGTTCTACTCAAACTACATCATTTACACCAAATACACCAGATTTAAATGAAATACTTACAGAAGGAAATACTGCTGGTGCTAATAATATTGATTTAAACAATAATAATTTACAAAATACTAATAGTGTAGTTTTTGGTGATGGAACAACACAAACAACCGCTTATGTAGGACAATCTATTCAAACGACCACATCAACATCGGCATCAGTAAATTATGACGCAAATACCAATCTAACATCATATACATTTACATCTGGATTACCTATTACTGCTGGTTCTTTATTATATAGTGCTTATGAATGGTTCTTATCAACACCAATAGCAAACCAACAACCAGTAGTATTTACTCAACTTGGTTCTACTCCACCATTTACAATACCATCACCAGTAGTAAATAATGGATCATTTATTTATGCTACTGGTATAGGAATAACATTTCCATACCAAGCAACATCATCTACTATGCTTACTTATTGTGCTGGTTTTCAACAACTATACGATGTATCTACATCTGGATATGCTATGAACTTATCTAATAATGCTATACAGGGAACAAATTGGAATAGTGCTGTTTTTGTTCCAGATACATTTACGGAAGATGTTAATGCTTGTCCGCCGACTGGATCACCACCAGGTAATAATACAGGAACTTTGGTAATTAGATTAGAAGGAAATACAACTGCTAATGGAAATGCTACTATAAAGTTCATACAAACAATTTAGAAGATTGTTAAGGAATGTATGCTTAATTTTTATTAATATAATAATTTTTATCTTATCATATTATATATAGATGGCGAACTACGCTCCCCCAACCGAAGAAACCCCCATATTTAATGGTAAGTATTTTACAGGAGTAAATATAACAACGCAAAATGGAGATGGTAGATACTTAAAATTATTAGCACAAGGCGACGAAGATATGAATGATAATGATATTTTAAATGTAAATCAAGCAGAAGTTAATTCTGTAAAGTTTAGTGATAATACCATACAAACAACCGCTTTTTCTGGTTCGGTAGGAGGTGTTCCTGCTGGTTCTATGATTACCTTTTGTGGTGGCGGAACTATTCCAAGCGGATATTTAGTATGTGATGGATCACCAGTATTAGAAGTAGATTATCCAGATTTATTTTCGGCAATAGGAACTACCTACGGCAACCCAGGAGGTAATCGTTTCAATCTACCAGATATGACGAATAGATTTATTATGGGTGCTACTCAATCAATAGGATTAAGTGGAGGTTCTAATAGTGATTTTATTACAGAAGCAAATATAACACCATTTCCACCAACTAATATACCACCACCTCAAAACCCAGCAAATACTACTATTGCTTTTAATTCAACACAAGGAATTAGCAACTGGAAGTATATAAAAGGAAAACCTGCTGGTGATGGAGGTGCTAATATGTGGTTGCCTTATCATAATGACGATAATGCTAATGGTGATAATATCTCATTACAATTAAATATAGGCACAGGAACAAGTGCTTTTGATAAGAAACCTTTTCATTACCTTATGGTATATATAATTAAGACCTAATTAACAATCATTATAATTTAGAAATATAATATCTTTCTATATTATATAATATGCTAAATCCATATCAAGATGTTATTGGAGCGGACAACTCACCAGTTATAATTAACAATACTGGATTAACCAAACAAGTTCAATTAGACGCAGATGCTTTACGAATGAGAATTGATAGATTAACTGG